CGACCATTACACCAGGTTCAGCTGGTAACAGGCAACGTGGACTTTCTATCAAGTGCACCCCGCAGACGCTGGTTTGCGAGCTTCACACTCAAGCAGATGTGTTGACGGCTTTAACCCAGGACTGAGTTTAAACAGTTCTGGCCATTGTCACCATTTATACTAATAGTCAGACTATCATACGCAACATGAATAAAGGAACCAATGTGTCTCAATATGTGTATAGGTTTATGTTAAAATGTGTAAATGGCGCGTAATCAATGGAAATTGCCACACTGGTCGGGAACAAGGACTTCACCTAACAGCCCCGATCCTGACCTCACTGTGACAAATAAAACCCTTCCTAATATCGCCAAATGTCGAATCAGAAACCAGGTCCCGTCCCTGCAACAAAGCGGAAACAGATGCAACATTCTCATAGTTCTTCCCGAAAGGGTGGAGTTGTATCACAAGCCTTGATGAACGCAAGTTTGTCCGGTCCGTCACAAAACAACAAACAAAGGTTTCGTCTACCTAAAGAGACAAGAGCTGCCGTGGGCTTTGAGCACGAGTCTACTGTTGTGCAAAGCACAAATACCAAAGGCAATCAGAGGAGAAGAGCCCAGAAAGCTAAGAAAGCTAACTCGCTTGTATCTTCTAACATTTCTGACGCAGTAGCAGAAATGGCAGGTGCCGCTGATGCCCTCCAAGAGAAAATCGAGGAACTGGAGGAAGCGAGACTAGATGTTGTCTCGAAAGAAGTCCTTGCTAGACAAGTTGCTAAACACCAGACCAAAACTTATACCAGATACTTAACACCATCTGAGTTGGTCAGAGAGCAACCAGAAATCAAGGCAGAAGATGGGATACTGGCCGTAGTAGAACAAGAGACCCACGTCATGTTACCAACAAATGACGTTGTAGTTCTACCCGGTGATGTGAGCAGAATACCCCAGCTGACACCGCAACAGCACGACAAAATGATGCTTTCAACATCTCTGTACACTGCAGCTGCAATCTCTGAACTAAACAGGGTCATAAGAGCGAGCGTGGGACTGAACACCCACCCTTGCCATACTTGTGGCCAGGTTGGAGTGGAGTTATGCGACTGTAGAGTGATGCGGAAGGAAGCGTCATTGGGACTACCAACCTACAATCGGAAAATTGCGTGTTTTGGTATGTATAAGCCGAGATCTTACAACTTCGGTGCTAACATTAACACAGACCAAGAAGGCCTTAAAACCACACAGATATCGCTAGACACTATAAATCAAAAACTCTACCAATATCTAGTTTCAAACCAACAACCTGAGTACCTCAATAGGGACCTGAAACTGAGTCATCTACATAGACTTCGTCTGAAGTACTATGAGATCAACTCGGTTGACGAAGCTGCTATGAGCGGAGAAAAGTTGAAACTAGACTTACTAACTGTTGCACGAGCTGTTGATCAAAAAGATACTAAGTTCTTGTATCAAGAGTCTAGAATATACAAAAAACGTGGTGTGATGCACTGGCTCAACAAGCGCATCACGCATGCCCTTTTTCACTAAGCCCTACAGTGGAAAGAGGTAATGTGGTGCCAACAAAACCACAGCTAATGCACAGAGAATGTTTCCATCCCTGTGTATTGGAACCAATGGCCAAATGGAAACACGCCAAACTCAACAACAGGCGAGTCACAGACATCCGCGACCTTCCTTGTAAACCCAAACCCTACGTCAGAGCGTTTGAGTTCCCAAAGTTCTTGACCACAAAAGAACCACTAGTGCATACCAACTGCCTAGGGAACGAGGAAGTAGCGTTGAGGAACAGATTCCTTAAGAAAACACCAGACATGAGTCTAAATACAGACGTCTTAGAACAGTGCTATACTGAACTTATGCACGAGTTGAAAAAGACCAAAATAGAAAGGATGAGTGTTGAAGATTTTCTAGAAGGAAAGAAAGGAAAATTAGGTTTAAGGTACCAGAAGGCAGCCCAACAATTGCTAGATGATGGCTTAGACTTAGTAAAAGACACTAAAGTGTCACCATTTATTAAAAATGAAAAATATTTTGAAAAGAAACCACCAAGACTAGTTTATAGCAGAGATTTCAAATTTAATGTCATGTACGCTCTATACATATTACCCATAGAACATGCCTTTACCAAGCTCCCACAAGCTGCTAAAGGCAAGAATTTTATGGAGCGCGGAGAAGCTTTTGCCAGAATAACAGGCAAATGGTTCGCCGAAAATGACATGTCTAAATTTGAGTCAACACAACGACCAGAGTTGTTCCATGCAATCCAGAAGAGAATGTTTAAAGAACTATACGGAGGAGATGATCTTATCATGCAACTATTTGATGCCAAAATGTGGAAAACAGGACGGACTCAGAAAGGCATGAAGTGGTCAGCCTACGGTATGATGGCTTCAGGAGATATGGAAACAGGCTGCTTCAACTCAATATTTAATTGGATAGCGTGTAGATATTTTGAAATAATGAATGGTTACGGTAAACAAATGTTTATAGTTGATGGAGATGATAGCGTAATACAAATACCAAAAGGAGCGGACCCAAAGAACACCTTTGGTGATTTTGGCTTCGACGCTAAGTTATTCGTCAAGAAGGACTATCATGATGTGGAGTTTTGCTCATCTAAATTTATTCAAATTAGACCAGGTGTTTATTACCAAGTCCAAAATTTGGAAAAATTGTTTAACTCCATACCATATATGATAAACGGTCAATTTAACAACAGTTTGGCTGATTATTATAGTTCTTTAGGCTATATGTACAGGCAACTGTACTGCAACATCCCTGTTTATTCCGAATTAGCAAGATTCCTCAGAACAGCATCTAATAGATATGTTAACACCAAGATGCTAGAGACGATACACTATGGAGCATTCCAGGCTTTTAAGAAGGCTGAGAGATTCTTCGCCGACCCAGTACTAACAATGACAGAGTTGACGATGTGTTTCCCATACACAATTCAAGAACTAAATTGTGTTATAAATTGGCTGAACAATTCTAAATTAGATTTTCCGGAAGAGTTCAGCATACCTTACAAGTCTAGGGATAGACCCATAGAGCAGAAGGTGCATGTGGGTGCACTCAATGCGATCAGAGTGGTAGGAAAGGCAAGGAGCCCACCACCTGAATACAAGAATCTGACAACTGTACAGTGCTCTGACGGCATCTACAGGATACTAACGTCATAATAACCCTTCCC